TTGTATATCCGTAGAATGTTGCTAAATTATTGAAACTCAAGTTTACCTGACCAGTCAAATCCGATAGTTCTTCATCACTTAATGCTTCGTTAAAAGTCATTAGTTGTTTTGTTTTGCCGTAGAAAGGTAAAGCTGCATCTCCCCTATCAAATGATAGCTCTGATAAGCCAACTGGAGCGAGTCCACTTGTATCTGTTGCAACCTCAACTCCATTCACCCACAAAGCGAAATCATTTGCTTTGTATTTTACCGCAACTTTTAAATAGTTAGTTATTGTTTGACTGCTTGTCATTAATGCTTGGTTTGATGCTCCAGACCTTATGATTGTTCTTAATGTGTTTGTTGCCGAATACCCAATTGTAATGTTATTATCTTGACTTCCATCTGATATTGAAAGTCTTGTTGTTCCATCACCAACCTCCGCCAACGCTGCTATCTCCGCAAACAAAACCCCTTCCGAGTCATTAAACGTTGCTGAAGTCCCTGCATTGTTGCAGACATCTGCTGAACGTGTGGTAGTTGAGCCACTATTTGAAATGATGTATGATGTTGCGTATGAGCCTTGTTCTAATTGTGCTCCCCACATCAAAACTCCGCTTGTTCCATTACCTTCAAAACTTGGTAATGACGATGTAAATGTTGGACTTGCCGTTGAAGATACTGCAATAGTATGATATATAAAACCCGATGAATGTAAAGCACTTACAGAGAGTCTGTACCAACCATTTCCAAAATCTTCAACCTTATAAGATGTTGATGTTGGACTTCCGTTTGAATTTGTAGCCGTTACATTACCATTCGTCAAATCAATGACAACACCATATTGTTTACTATCTGAATCAACCGCAATTCTATTACAAGCATAATTATATCCATTTGCTTTAAAAAATACACTTGCTGTATAAACTCCACCAGATGCAGTAATTGTGTCAAATATTCCGTGAGTATTATTGTCTGTATTTGGAATTACGTTATTAGCATTTTCAGTTCCGTCAGGTGATGTATCGTCATTTGCGTTTACTGTTGCTCTAAATTTACCCCAATCCGATTGACTAAAATCCTCGCTATAGGTAACTAAATTTGTTGACTGATTTTCCAACAATAAACTCGCACAACTTCCATCGCTATAATCCAAGCGAGGAACATCGTTTTCAATTACTTCTTTGACTGATACGTTGTCGATTGAGCCAGTAAAACTATTTGCAATAACATAAAAACTATTTGCTGGGGTTGCATATTGAAAAAATGTATAAGTTCCGTTTGCAGTCATAGTTCCTCTTGGTGACGCTCCTGCCGAAACTTGAACACTGCCACTAACATAGTCACTAACTGTAATAGTTATTTGATATTTTTTCCCAACAACTAAAATTCCGTTTTGTGATAAATTATTAGAACCTGAAGTTCCGTCATTACTTGCCTTCCCTCCACTTATGCTCCAACCACTGCCTTTATTCCAATCACTATCTGTTGCAAAATCCCCATTAGTAACCAACTCCGTTGTGCTAACTACTCCAGCAGTCTCAATCAACCCCTCACTATTTACCCTCGTTGCACTTGATGAACGAGCAAAGGTGAAATCGCCATCTCCGTTGGTTGGCTCTATCGAGTATAGTTTGTCCTCTTTGTATCCGCTTGGTATCTGTATTAAACTTGCTTTATCTATTAAACTCATATTAATTTATTTAAATCTCTAATTACGCAGCTTCTATTTTCTACAACTCCTCCGTCTGCTTCTACCCTTTGTTTATAGTCATCGAATATCAGTTGCCCCTCAGATATTCTCTTGGCTTTACTTGGGTAGTGATATCCGTAACTATACATATTATCCGAATATTGCTAATACGCTTCCAGACGATACGTTAACTCTCTTCATCATTCCGCCATTTTTAGCAGAAATAATCATTCCAGTAGATAGCGTTACGCCACCTAAAGCACTTTCTGTTAATACGTTGTTATCGCTTTGATCTGTTAGATTTGCAAAGGTAGCGTCTGCATTTACTACGAGATAAGCTACTTTGTCGTTAGCAGTAAAGGTAACATCTCCAGTTACACATTTCTGTCCGTTTCTTGATAAGGTTAATTCAGTTGTTGTCATTTTTTTATTAAGTTGGTATTTTACATCTTGCGTAGCCATAAGCCGAGCTTAGCGACATACTAATCGCAGCTCCACTATAAAGACTATCAAATCTTTCGGTAAATGGTTGTATGCTCCAGTTCTTATTCAGTACTAAAGCTAGATCTTTGTCGGCATAAGTTGCCTTGTTATAATTCTCAAATATGCTCATAATATCCAGAGCGATTAAGCAGCATTCATTTTGTACGCTTACTTCGTTTGACTCTGTGTTGATCTCAGTAACATTATCGCATAAGAATATATCTAAAGAGTAATCTATTCCGTTAAACCCATTAGGAGTGATATTGACAATATCGTATATAAGGTAGCTTCCAGTAACATCTTTTGTTAGATCTACATCCCAAATATTACCCTTTAGGATCGTGTTGATCTGAGGGTGTTCTAACTTTATCCCTTCCATTATTGTCCTTATGTTTTTTATGGTTAAACTTTTCGACATATTTCTCTAGCTTTTTCTCCTTGTTTATAGTATAAATTGGCTTCTCCATTTAGTATCGTGTTCTGGGTGTACTATATCCAAGCCGTCTGGTGGTGTTTTGTAGAGTGGGTAATCATTCTCATTTTCTTTCAAATATAATTGTAATTTTCGTCTATAAAAATCTGCATTATCTTTATATATGCTTTTTGCAACTACTAACTCCCCCTCGCTTAGTGGAGTAAAATTGTCACCAGTCTTAGTCCCAGCACCTTTGTTCCTTAATTTATATGTACCTATCCTTGTGTATTTGTGGCATACCTCCCATTTTAATGCATCTCTCATATACTCCTTAATAAGAGTCTCGTTTAAAACAGATACATTGTTATTTTTTATTTGTGTTAAAATCTCATCAAATAAAGCACTACCGACAATAGGGCGAATAAAAGTATTTTGAATACTCTCAATTAACGGCTTAAGATATCCGTCATCTACATTATAGTGCAGTACACTATTTTCTTTTACAAATGCTGGGCTGACTATTAATATCATTTCTTTCTAACTAAAACTTGTTTCCATATATGTCTGCAATAAGGGACTGAAGTAGATGTGTTAGGTTTTCTATACCAACCACCTCTGGCTAACCAAACGTCTGTAACATCTGCTATACCACTAGATTTCATACCATTACGCATTACGTCTATTTCTTTTTTTGACCAAAGCCTTTTTTTAGCCATCATTTTCCTACAAAAGTCTCTTGATTTACCTCCTGGTTTTAGAGGTGGTGCATCTGGTCTTAACTCATACCTATACTTTACTTCTGTTTCTGGTAGATCTATTGTTTTTGCAACTCTCTCCCCTATATTAGTCAAGCCTATGTCGCTTCCCTCTATTTTAATAAGATCAGAAGTGCTGAGGATATTTATTGCACCTATTAACTCCTCAAAATTAAGCCCTAAAACCTCAGAAATTCCAGTTGCAGCTATTAAGGGGTTTGTAAGGATCGTTTTTAACACTCTTTGTATGACACCTTGCTCCTCTGTTGCGAATTCAATAGGGCTTCCGTCTGTGTCATAATTAATATTGAAGTTTTCTATTATCTCGTAATCCTCCTCTAGTACTCCTATCTTGTCAAATAAGTCGCTAATATCTTCGTCATTAGAAAAGCAGCTACAAGCAGACATTTTTTCAGCATCTATTTGCTTTAGTTTTCTCTGAGCCCAAGCTACACCAGCATCGCCCCCCCAAGCTAACCACATTAAGCGACCACATCCGTCTCCTAATTTTTTCTTTGAATTCTTTCTATGACGTTCAAAGGCTGCCATACGAGCTATTGTATCTCTGCTTATATTATCCCCTTTTGCAAGTTGATTAGCTCTTTTTTTACCTACTGCCGTGCCACAACTTCCCCATCCGTTTTTCTCTGCCCAATTTAATGCAGTTTGTGCATTCTTACTTGCTGCTTTAGGATAGTCATTATAGGTGTCAAATTTTGTTATAGCACTAAACTCCTCTAAATTCTTGTCATTAATCTCTGTATGATTAGAGCAAGGCATATACCAGGTCTGTCCGTCTATATCGTGTTCGTGATATCCTTTACAACCTAATTTTTCAGCTATACTTTCTGCCTCTTCTATTGTATCAAATAGTGGTTTATTATCTTGTACAATCTTAGCTAGATCTTGTGACATTTTTTCTGGTACGCAGTTCGGTACAAGTACGCCATTCTTTAGTTTCATACCGATCATCTCGTATCCGTTCCAGCAAGGCTCTTTAAATTCGCTACAACCACAATCCTCTGACATCTCTACTGGCTCCTCAATAGCCTCTTCTAGTTCAAGTCCCGTTTGCTCATTAATAAGCTCCCTAATCTCGTTTCTATCTAGGTTTGCAAGTATAATATCGCTTGTTAAGTCAATAGCGTCTATTGGTTTTAGAGGTATAATTTCAATATCTGTCTTTTGTATCTCGTAAAATGCTAGTTTTTTAATCGTTCTAAGGAGCGTATTTTGACGTTCTGCAATATAAGTATTAGTAAATATCTCATATGCTAGATCAAGCTCGTTACGAGCACCTAATTGCCCCTCCTCTTTTACACCAAATAAGATCGGATTTGTAACTCTATGCCCAATAAATATAGATTCCTTTACTCTTTTAGACATTTCTACATATCTTTCGTGTAGATCATTACCATTTAAGCTAGTAATTTCACTTGCATTATCCTTAGATGGACTAAATAAGTGTACTATTTTTGTACCAGTAGCCTTGCCAAACTTTTCTTGAAATGCTTTTTCAAATGTTTCTGACTCTTCCTTAGTTTCTGGTACACCATTATTGTGTTGTATTAGTGTTCCTCCTACAAATCCGTGTTCTACCTCGTTCAGCCAGTAATCCCCTATCTGAACATCCGTCTTAATCTCAGCTAAAGATCCTACATATACTGGCAAAGGGTAATATTTAAAGTTTGGTCTATAATCAACGTGATAAATAACACCTCTTTTTTGCTCTGGATTTCTAGGGTTGTATCTTTCTAGATACTGAATATCTGGCTTAGAGTTTTTTAAACCCTTGTCAGTAATCCAATCGTCTGCATATTGTATACTTCCGTCTAATCCTACCCTAATATTGGCAAAATCTATATGATGATACTGGTTTCCTACCTTAGTTTTAATTACTTCAATAGCATAGCCGTTAAATATCTCGTAATCTAATGACAAACTCTTCATTAAAGATGTCCAATCTTGATCTATATTTGCTTGACTTAGCCATTTCTTAGTTTCTAGATCCTCTCCCTCTAATCCGTTGCCTACTGTATAGCCTACCTTGCCATTAATAATAGCATTATGTGTGCTACTATCGTTGTACAAGTCTATTAGCTCGTAAGGGTACATATTATCTACCCCAAACCATACTATATTTTTATTCTTTTTTTCTAAGAACTTAGGCACCTCTTGCGAAGCAAATTCCGTTATAACTGGAAACTTATTCATAAATTATCGTTGTTTGTTCGTCAGTAAACGAATATACAATTTCTTTTGGTTGTTTCAATCTTAATATACCTCTATGTACCTCAATCCCCTCTGTACCTCCCAATGTAGTGGCATTTATTATCTTATACGGATAATCTCCGTTATTAGGTAGTTCTATTGTAGCATTAGGTAGATCTTGAGTCCCCTCAACTAACGTAAATTTAACATACCTATTATTTACTCCAGATGGAGCTGCTAGAGTAGCGTTTACTTCGTACTCAGCACTTTGAATAGACATAGTGTAGTAAGTGTTCTCTACCTCGTTAGAGATATTGCAATAAATGTAATTGGTAGCGTCTTTATCTATTATGTCCATTTTAATATTTTAAAAAAGCCCACCCCAGTTAAGAAGTGGGCTTGTATTCTATTTACAGTTAGATTCTCTTATAATTCTGGAATAGTAGCAGTTACTATTGGCATAGGCTCTGGTTCTTGAGCTTGAAAAGAAAGGCTATAACCATTTCTGTCTCCAAGTGCAGTTCCAGTTCCGTTGTCGCCAGAGACTAAACGTACTCCGTTTGTCGCTCCCATTAGCCAGTATGTGCCGTTATTATCGAGGATAATAATACTCATCTTGGCTCTTGCTATCATCTTGATCTCATTACGCTTAGCTTTCTCCATTTTGTTGAGAACGTAAGTTGCAGTCTGATCAAAAAAGCTTGTTCCGTTAGCATCGTTAACAGTAGGATTATCATTCATTACAGAAGAAGCACCTTGAGCATTAGTACACTCAAATTTGTGGTAATCTAGTCCATTTCCAACTAGACCAGTTACCTCTCCACTTCCGTCAGTATTTGCAGCGAAATCTGTTGGCATATTTGCTATCCAGAATTCTGCTACACCACCGATTGAATCATTACACCCTACCGAAAAACCAGTTGTTAAATTACACGCCATATCTTGTTTTTATTTTAAAGGGTTAGGCTAATGTAAATTCAACTATTTCATCTGGGTATGCTACTTGTAAGCCTCTCTTAAATTTAACTCTATAATAAACTTTGTCATCTTTCTTGTCATACCAGAAATCAAACTCTTCCTCATCGTTTTGTAAGTCAAAACCTAAGAAGAAGTTATCTTTAACTCCTAAGAACATTCTATTTGTTCCGTCTAATCCAGCTACACCTACTAAAGATACATTTTTACCAGCGATTGAAGTCTCGTAATTAGCCCAATCAGTTGCATCGATATTGTATAGATTCTTAGCGTTTAAGGTATCTACGTATTTGTCAAAAGTATCTTGACCTACGAATAACACTTGGTTGGCAGCAGACTTAACTTTTGCTGGTCTTGCATTACAGATATCAGTAATCAATCCGTCTACGTTACCAGAAGCACCAGAAGTGATTGCAGTAGCAGAAGAAGTGTTACCATCTACGGCAGTAGTTGCAGCATCAATAATCTTAATTAAACCATCGTACTTGTTTAGGTAAACATCTGCAGATGCAGTATCTCCTTGCCAGTCAGCAACCTCGTTATGCTCCATAATAGTCTTTATTACAGACTCAGCAACCTCAGCTTCAAATGCCATATCCTCAGTCTCTCCGTTTCCAGCTCTAAGCAAGATTTGAGTATACTTAGGGATAAGGTCTTTCATACAAAAACCAGAGAAGTAAGTAATTTGTCCTACTGTAAGGTTTCTGTCAGTAAAAGTTACATCGCCTGAAGCAGTTGCAGAACATCCAGATCCGTCTTGTGGGAATGCAGTAACTGCTAATAGATGCAAAGCGTCAGTTTTCTTTACTCCAGATTGTAGCGTGAAGTAGTCGCTTGACGTCTTCTCAAAGTATAGTCTTGAGATTAGGTCTGTCGATTGTTCGTTAACATAATTAGTCAACGTTGATACATCAAAACTCATATTATTATTTTATTTATTTATTTGCTCTTATAATTGCACCCATTTTAGCAGCTCTTTCCGCTCTAGTTAGTGCTTTAAATTCTTGTGGCTTAGAAGCAGTAGATGGCTCAGCCTTTACGATCTCTTCTAATTCCTCTCCGACTTTGTTGAGTGTCGCAGAAAACTCATTTTTTAACTCTTCTTTTGCAGATTTAATCTCAGCTAATTCTGTTCTCAAGGTTTCGTTCTCAGACTTGATAAGATCTAAAGATGCAGTAAAAGCCTCAGCATATTGTGCCATAGCTTTTTCAATTAATGCGTTTAACTCCTCAGAAGTAAACTCATTGTCATACATTTCATCATCCTTTTTCTTGTCCTTGTCCTTACCTTGATCAGTAGCAGCCTCGATATTTACGACAAGACCTCCAGCAGTTTCAACGATAGTTCCGTCAGTTAGTTCGTGAATTCCGTCTGGTGCAGCTACTTCGCCCTCTGGCATAACTACTACTAAAGCAGTTCCGTCAGCTAATTCGCCTTCCCATTTAACGATTGTTCCGTCTACTAATGTAGACTCTGCAAAGTTATCCTCAGTAGTTTCCTCTACCTCAGCGTCTGCAAATACAGATTTTAAAGTGTTGATCACACTCTCTAAGTTTAATTTATTCATTTTTTTAAATTTATACGGCTCAAGATCAAATATACCCTCAACACTAAAACCATTTAATATACCTTCTTTTTTAACCTTCGCCCACGCTTCGTCATTTTCTACTTTAGCTGCGATAAACCAAGTTCCGTCAGCTACATTCTCAAAACCAGAGGGGGCTGAAATGCCAAGCTCTGCGTCAGTTATAAAGCTCTGATATATGTAAACATCATCTAATATTTTAAATGCGTTATGTTGCTCGTTAAATACGTTATGCTTATTCTCTTTGAATAGCTTTTGTACAAGTGCTTTGATCGTCTCTTTTTTGAAGATAGCGTAATATTCCCCTCTCTCATCTCTTCTGTAAATAGGTAGGTCTGGGATCATTGCTGCTCCCATTACAATACGCTTCTCTTCGTTAATTACTTCAAATTTATGAGGTGCAAAAGCTTGGTAGTTTAAGCCTATTGCTGGGCTATCAACTAGAGCTATCGCTTGAAGTCCCTCAACTTCTTCTGTTAGTTTAAATTCTATAAATGGCAAGTCCATCTACTTATATATACCTATTGTGGCAAAAAGAGGAAATCTATTGTACTACTGTGGCTCTACTATAAACGCCATCTACATTACGAGATACGCTTCTAATATCCGTTTCTGTTACAATTACTTTTGTAGTCGGTACGTCTGTATCTATTCTTGGGCTTGTAAATCCTCTAGGTTGTATCCCAGCAAGTCCACCACCAAGAGCTTGACTAACTTGTGAAGTGCTAGGTTTCTCAACTCCTTGTTCTCCTCCCTCGAATTTACTCTTTGCAATAGTAGCGATCTGAGCAGCTCCAGCAGCAGCGACTAATGCACCAGTAGCAAAACCAGCAACACCACCTTGACCAAAAGCCTTAGTAACACCAGTTGCAGTATTCTGAATAGCTTGTCCTAAACTAACTGCCTTATTAATTAAAAACGCTTTTTTCTGTTGCTTTTCATCTCCAGCAGCTAAAGAATTTGCTATACTAGCTACTGCACCTAGAGCAGCCTCAGTAAGTTCTTTCTTTCTTTCTTCTGATTTCTTTTTATTGTCCTCTATCTTTTTCTCTGCCTCTACATTAGCTGCTACTGTAGCTTCTAATACTGCCTTATTTGCGTCTATATTCTTTTGTCTACTTTCCTCTCTAAAAGCGTCTAATGCAATAAGTGCGTCTACCTCTGCTTGTGTACCTTGTTTAGCTTGTTCAACAATAGTCTCTAGTCTGAGCATCTCATCTTGCTGACGCTTCTCCTCTATCTCTGCTATTTTTTTAGCTTGTTCAAGTTTATCCTCAATCTGTTGTGCATTAAATAATTCTCTTTGATAGGCTAGTTCTGCCTCAGAATCAGAGATAGATTTTGTTAGCTCCATTTGCTCTCTGTCTAAAGCGAGGTCTTGTGCTTTCTGTTCGGATCTTAACCCTTCGACTTGTGCTAAAACTCCTTGCTTATTTGCTAAGGCTTGTACTAATGCTATTGAATTTTCTGTGTTATCGTTCTCGTTTACGGCAGCTTGAGCAGCGGCTACTTGTAAATTAGCTTGAGCAATCATAGCTTTTTCTTGCTCGTCTAAAACCTTGCCTAATTCATCATTTGCTTTCTTACGTTCTGCAATACTATTACGCTCCTCGTCTCTAGTCTGTCTTAACTTCTCTGCTTGTCTGTCGTATTTCTCGACTAGTAATGTTTGTTGAGCTTCTGCAATCGCTGCTGAGTTTTTAAGTTCTATATTTGCTTTGGCTATCTCATATGCTCCCTTTACACTAATATCTTGTACGCCCTCTACGACTCCACCGACAACGCCACCAATCTCAGTAACTGCTTTGCCCATATTATCGACTACGCTTTTACCAGATTTTACTGCTTCTTCTGCTGTATTCTTAAGTGATTCTTGAGTGTCTTTAACATCCTTTGTAAGTTGTTTTATCTTTTCTTGATCTTTGCCACCGAAAGGAGATTGCTCCCAAGCTAACTGGGCTTGTTTTAAGGTTAGTACAATAGCATCAAATGCAAGTTTGAGAGGAGTTACCGATATAGTAAGCAACCCTTTCATAACGGCAGTTAATCCACTAAAGCCTTTACTTGCTTTAGATACAGATTCGACTACATCAAATATTACCCCAAAAACTTTTTCAAATAATACACCGACAGTACCTAGAGCAGTACTGAGTGCGTCCATTATTTTTTGATTCTTAGAGATAGCGTCATAGAATAGCTTAACTGCACCAACTACAATACCAATTCCTAAGCCTTTTAAACCGACTCCAATAGCTTTTAATCCTTTCGAAAATACTCCACTCATTTTGCCAGCTTCTTTCTGAGCATCGGCAGTATCTTCAAAACCTTTTTTGGTCTTTTTCAACTCGCCATTCATAGTCTCAATCTGCTTTTCTGTATCAGATGCAGCTTGGCTTAACGCTTTAAATTCATCGCTGCCATCATCGCCCATATCATCTAACAACTTTTTAGCCTCTTCTAATTGCTCGTTAAGTTCCTCTATTGTCATATCTCCTTTCTGGAGATTGATTATTAAGTCTAATGCTACTCTTTTATCTGCCATTATAATTTTATTATTCTGTAAACTAAGTTAATTA